CACGAGACTAACTGCAAATCCATCTAACAAGAGATCATAATTGTTACAAAGCAATAATGCTTTCGACAATGCGTCTCTTGCGATGGAATCTGCCATAAAACCGATAACTTCGGTTTTTGCAGTATCTCTTCTTTCATCGAAATCAGAGATACGAGTTGGTTCCCAAGGGTCAGTCAACGAATTATTAAATAAATTTAATATTTCATGCAACGTCATAATACTAGGAAGACTTGGTTTATCCAAGTTCTCCAAATCCTCATCACGAGGATCGATTGTGAACGCTACTGCATCTTTCAGCGTAATTTTGTTCGAATGAACAAAATAACCTAAAAGGGCCATTAAAGACTGATCCAACAGAAGGTGTGACTTAGAGTCTTTGACTTTAAGTAACCTTAAGATAGAGTTATCTCCTTTGGCTTTCCCAATGATAGTTAATAACATCGGGATCGTTTGAACTAACCCTTTATTAGCGAAGTGAATTAATAAATTAATTCGCCCCATTAATGAAGGATCCGATATGAATTGTTTCCAAGATATACCAGATACATCTATACCATTAACTCCGGTTCTTTTAGCAAATTCTAATGCTGAAAGTTGTTCCGAAAATAATGATTTAGATGGATTAGTTCCTACATCCAGTAGGATCATCAAATCGACGTATTCTTGATAGACTTTGTTATCAAAGATAACTAAATCATCACCAAGAATCTCATAACGAGTATACCAGGAATTAATCCCGGGATATGCACGTTGTGCGCAGACTTGTAATATTAAATGATGAGTTGTAGCCAACATGGCCCACGACGACAAGGCACCCATGGGTTGCCCTGTACCGTAGATCAAGTGGCCTTGCTCAATACCGTACTCATTTTTACGAATGAAATATGGTCTCATACAGAGAATAGACGACCAAGCCTCTCCCAATCCAGGAATTTTAAACATTAAGTTTATAATCCCCGATTGAAGTTTGATTGGTAATCTGTCTGTAGCTGAAGAAAGATCAACTGAATAAGCGCAGTTATATAAAACTGCTTTATCCAGACATCTTTTAAAGCTTGAATCTTGATCGAATGTCCCATCATTGGGAAGTCGTTTCAAGAATTCAAAGAGAGCCATATGCAAAGGGTAAAATAACGATTGCGTCCATATATCAGCAATTGCAAACACTCTAAGTTTACCAGCGGCCTCTTCTTTAAAGGCTAATTTACCTAAACAAATGTCATCAAATGACATTCCTTTAGCTAATTTAACCCAAGAAGTACCGTGTTCACTTATAGTTGCAAATAACCATTCGATTGTATCATCTAACTTAAAGATAAGACGAGATTTAGTCAGTAAAGAATAAATTCTAAACTGCTCATAAATTTCGTTATATTTAGCTAAACCAATAGCGTCTGTTAAGACGTTCTGGATAGCAACTGATCCATTAGGACCAGCTTTAAGTGATTTTACGAAAGAATGGGCTGATAATGAAGGTAATCTATTAAAATAGCCTTTGTTTTCAT